TGTACCAACGTGTTTGTCCCATATTGAGTATAGGATCAATACCTTCCATACTTGCAAGTTTGATTGAGTTAATTAGTGTCTCGTCATAGACTAAGAATTCACAACCATACTCACGACGGAATCGTTCTTCACCAATACGTCCTATCTCTGCCTTTTTCCATTCTTCGTCTCTGTCAGGATGCTCGTCCCAACTACAAGTAAACCCATGAAATCCGTTTACACCTACTTCTTGTTCGTTGCCATTATCGTCAAACTTGTTTTGGCTTTCTTTCCAAATAATAGCAAATGTATCTTCGTCTGAGTTAGGTGTGCTTGTAATAATAGCACGACCACCTGTTGCTAGTGTAGGTGAAATTGAAGTCCAAAACTCATCAGCAATACTAGGATTCACAAATGCAAACTCGTCACAGTATAGTAATGATATGGACATACCTCTACCAGTGTTACCTGTTGTGGTAGCACTTACAATACGTGAACCATTTTCAAATTCAATACTACCTTTGTTGTAGTTAACAACTCCTGCTCTAATATGATCAGGACAACATTCATAAACGTAACGAATACGTTGCATAATTTCTTGTGCGCCTGAATATTTGTGTGCGGCAATTAGTACAGTTTGATCTGGATGAAACATCGCATACCAAGTTAAGTAAACAGCGGCACAAGTAGTTTTACCTGTCTGTCTGGGTAACATATTAATATTAAAACGATGATCGTGATAACTTTTTAAAAGTCTTTCTTGATATGTAAAAGGATCAAATAAAAGTTTACCTTTTACGGGGTGTTGAATGTAAGCAAACTTTTCAGAAAAATATAGGTAGCCGGTATCAGGATCCATGCACTTCTTGAGATCCTCGATATTCTCGTTAGTAAATGTTTCTCTTTGGTTGGCTTTCTTAGTAAGAACGCCGTCTAAACTCTTTGCCATAGTATAGTATTTACTCAAAAAAATAGGGCCCGTAGGCCCTATTTGGTTTGCTAACTTAATACTTAATTAATTACTTGCAATCGCAGTCTGGACAATCTGGTCCACAGTTGCATTCGCCGCCATCGCAACATTCACATCCGCCTTCTTCTTCTGCCATGTATTCTGCTAACTTTGCCGCTAATTCTTGTTTAATTTGATCTTCTAGTGCCATTGGGTTATCACCGCCTGCAACTTTTGGATAAGATTTTTTAGATCTGTTTAATCCGCCTGATAAATCTTTTGTCATATACTTTGTATCTTGATAAGTTTCATCTGGTTCGTTGTCCCACTCTTCAACTGGTACTTCTTCGTCTTCTACAGAGTCATTACAACTACTTGCGCCTAAATGATTCTTGCCGCAAATTGGACAAGGTGCGCCTTGCTTTCCTGGTTTAAGATCATCCATGTCTTTGCCTGGTCTGTCAATAATTGATAAACTTTTTTCAATATCATCTCTTGGGGGTAAAGGTGGAAGCATCTTTGGTTCTGCTGGTTTTTCACCACGCATCATATTAAAAAGATCACCAACGTCTTGAGCGTTATCACCGGACATTGAAATGTTCATTGATACTGCTTCGTTTAACGCATCAATCTTTTTGTAGATATCATTTAATTTCATTATTTGCTCCCTACTGGACTTACTGATGATTCTTGCTCATCCATAGCCATCTGTTTCTGTTCTTTATTAGCCTCTGTTGCAATACCAGGATCGTTTTCTCTTTCCTTACGTGCTTTTTCTAATTCTGCTAATAAACCCATTGTTCTATTTACACCAACATCGTCTTGTGCTGATTCGCCGCCCATATCTTCTGTTGCTAACTTAGGCTCGTAAACTTTATCGTATTGTGTATCTTGATATGTTTCTTGTGGTGCGTCTAAATTTCTTACAATTAAATGTGAAGTATCAATACCGCAAGATTGTGAAATGTATTCTGCTAAAACTTGTACTGTAGTAGGATATTGTAGTTCCATTTCATAGTAATGTACTTCTTTATTTTGTAACTGCGGAAAGTCTAATGGACGTTCTGTAATAGGAGTTTTCTTACCAGAACTCATATTCTGAATACCATATTTTTGTAATGCTGTTTCCATTTGGTCTACACAACCTTCTGGTAACTCTCCAGCAATACCAACTTTAAAATTATAAGTCTTTTTAGACTCTGTTAAATAATCCGCAAATGTTTTCATTGTCATATATCCTATTATATATTATTTATCCATGTTCTTTAATTTTTCAATCAAACTATTACGATCTGTAACCACATAACCTTCGCCGTTAATAATATCTTGACCGTCTGGATTAGATTCTTTATCCATTTTTTCTTTTTTGAGTTGCAATTCAACCATTTTTAGTTTTTTATCTAGTTTAGCAACCTTAGCATCTAGGTTGGTTTTAAGCATATTACCAGCAACTTCAAACACTCTACCGCTGTAACGACTTTCTACATTCATACCTAAATCCATTAGATCATCGTATGCATCCATAGCCTTTTGTGCTACTTCGTTAAGTTCTTTATCTGCTAATTCACCCAAACCTTTAACTTGTGGTAACGCCGCGGCAATTTTATCTAACTCAGCAATATTGCGTTGAGTTTCTTCATGCTCAACTACTGCTGTTTGTTTATCTTTAGTTTTTGCCTTTTCTTGTTCTTCAGCAATAATATCTTGCGAGTCAGGCAAATTTAATAATTCTTCTAGTTTCTTTGTCATTTCTTTATACCATTAAATGCTACTATTATTTATCCTATTTTCTTTTGCCGTTATGAAAAATGTCATTTTCGGTAATAACCCTAAAGTATATACCCTTCTGTTTAGACCATGCTCTAGCGGCTTCCCATTTAGCAAGGTTACGTATATACTGTGCTTGACGGCCTCTATCTCTACCTATTCTTTCTTTTAGTGCCTGGTTCTCAGGTTTTACTTCAATAAGTTCTACACGCCCTTTTCCATTACGATCTGTGTATTGTATTAAAAAGTCTGGAACATAAATTGTAAATTTTCCTGTTAAAGGGTCACGATATGGAATACGTACACTTTCACTAGCCCATTTACTTACACTAGGATTTTCATCACAGAATTTCATAAATGCAAATTCCCAACTACTTCTATATAGGGGAGTTTTACGACCTAAATATTTGTCTGGATATTTTAGATTGTATCTTCCTTGAGCGAACTTCGCCATTGGACTATACCATTATATTACGTGCATCTAACTTTGTAGAAGTTTCAGAAATTCTATAACCTAGTGAACTAATCTTGCCTCTGTTATAGTTTAAAATTTCTGTAACCACATTACTTAATTGTGCGTCATTAAAACCTTTTAATGTATCAAGTAATTCGAAAACTTTTACGTTATCAATTTTTGCTTGTTGTAAAATAATTGTTGCAACTGTTTGAGCACTAGTTGTATCAAAATTTCTTTTTTCAAAGAAGCCAACAGTAGCATCAACTTCGTTGCTTGGAAATTCTAATGTTCGGGTGTAGTATTGATCAAATAATGCTTTTACTTTTGTAGCACTATCTAATACTGTATTATCTTGTGGTAGGTTACCTGTAACATTTGATGCTACTGTACCCGTTGTTGAATTTATATTTTCACCCATGATTAAATCCTTACGTCAAGTTAAAATTCTGATTGTGCGATTTAATATTTGCCATCGCAGTTGATCTAGCAGAATTTTTATCAGCACTTGACAAATTGTTATATGCACTATTTATAGCGTCCGGTGTTGGCGATCCGCCGTTGTTGATATGGTCTTTCTTAAAGTTAGTTGACTTTGCTAAGTCGTCAAGTGCATTAGTATTTGAACCAAGATAATCAACGGCTTTACCTAGTGGATTACCTAGTGCTTCGTTTGCAACTGCACCAAGACCGATAACACCTGCTACTGCTGTAACAGTACTTAGGCTTCCACCTAGACCACTACTTTTTGGAAATGCTACGTTTGCAACACCACTTACATCAATACCTGCGGCTTTACCAATTTGATCTTTTAAGATACCAAAGCCTTCTTGTCTAATACCGGCACTTGATAAGTTTTTAGCATTAGTAACAACACTTGATGCTTTTAATACTGTACCTAAAAAGTTTGAGGTGCTTGAAAAAGCAGAACCGTCTGTAATATCTCCAAACACTTCTGCGGCACCTGATGCAATACCACCTTGGCCAAATAAGTTAACTGCTCCGCCACCTGCTAGTGAATTAGGTGATGGTGTACTATCATAATGTCCACTTGCTGGTCCAAACATCTTAGGTGCTGAACCTTCTGTAATTGGTCCTCTTGCATACCATACAGTTTCATACTGTACTTGCATTTGGTTTTCAACTGTTTGACTATCACTGTTAGCCATAGTATCATGTGACCATGAACTAATAATAGGATTAACTAGTGTGAAACAAGTATATCTGTGTCTTGCCATTTGATAGATTTGTATACTATCAAAGAAGTTTTTATAGGTATCGTTGTCCATACCATATCTATATTTGTTTCGTTCACTGTTTGAATATGTATTACCTCTGTCATATGCAGGGTTACGTGTATTAGGTTGTCTACTACCATCAGCACTTGCATAGTTACCATCTTTAAAATAGTATCTATAATATGCTTCCCACATTGCTGTAGTCTGTCCATAGTTATCATCGTGGAATACAATGTTAATAGGATCATAATCTAAACGTGTTTGTAGATTACGTTTTTTATTGTATTGATGTTTTAGTGTAGTACTAATTTGATACTTTGGTAGGTCAACGCTTTTCACAAGCATATTAAGTTCTTGTGTTTTAAGTTGCGGAATAAGTGCGACTGCTTCAGGGTTTAAGTTAAAACTTACATGATACAGGAATCTATGTTTAGGCGATAGTCGATGTGCATCGTCAACATATAACCGTGCCGCATGAGCAAAGTCCGCCATATTACCTTTTGGACTTAATGCTCCACTTATTAAATTATCTAAGAATCCATTGAGTTTGTTTGCCATACTAATATTTATCCTTAAAATAAAGTACGTATATAAAGAAAAAGGGACTTATTAAAAATAAGCCCCTTTTAAAGTTTCAGGAAATATTATATATTACCTATTAACTTGCGCCGCCGCCTGTAATTGCAGTATTAACTGTTCTACCTACTGCTGTACCAATACCAGTACCTTGTGGTGTTTGGATTGCGTTATCGTATCTAATAGATAATGAAACTGTAACTGGATCGTTAGTAGAATATGCTAATGAGTTGTAGTTAGCACTTTCTAAGTAACAACCGTATAGTTCAAATGTTTCTAAAACTGTTGCTGTGTTAACACCGTTACCACCGTCTAACATTTCAATTCTAGTAACGAATTTGTAATCACTACCAGAAGCCGCACTTGACTGTTCGAAGAAGTCAAATTGTTTCTGTAGTTGTTCGCCAACTAGTTTTTGTACGTTGTTTGAAACATCTTCACGTAGTGTTAATGTAATTGGTTCCCAACTATGTTTACCTGCTAGGTATACACGTGAGTTGTAAACATCAACTGTGATTTGTTCGAACGAAACGTTAGGTCTAGTAACGTCTTGAACCTGTTTTGTCAACTCTGTTGTTGGAGTTGATACACCAAAGTTTTCCAGCGACACTCTAAAGCGATACTGGAGTTTTGGCATTAACAATCCCTGGTTAGATGCTGATGAACTGCTATCTAATGGAACTGTAATTTTTGATAGTGTTGAAATTGCCATTATAATATCTCCTGCTTAATTGTATTTATCACTATTATAGCCCCGCTATCTCGCCTGTATTTTTAAGTCTTAGCGGAATGTAAATGAACTCAACTGCTTTAACTGGTTCAATTGCAATATCCACATACAACTCGTTACGGTCGATTCTAGTTGGTGTGTTGTTTGATTCGTCACACACTACTAGGAAGTCATACAATGCTCTTTGACCTACAAGTTCTAATAGTAAGGAATCAACCTGCGCCTTGATCTCATCTCTAGTGATCTTATCATTAGGTTCAAAGATATAAGGTTTAGCAAGTTTGTTAAGTTGTGAACGTAAGTACACAACAAGTCTTGCAACATTGATTCTATCTAATGCTGAAGCATTTTTTGCTCTTGTTTTCTGACCAAAGTTAACAAGTCCTGCACCACTTAAGAATGTTACTGGGTTAATTGCATTTGAGTACAATGTATCCCTTTGACCTTCGTTAGTGCAACGCTTTGGAACTCGCCTTCGCTAGTGATGTAACCTGCTGAACTTGCATTTGTAATTCCACCACGTCTTGTACCTGCTGGTGCAAACCATGGAAACGATACTTGATCGCTTAATGCAATAGTTCTTAAGATACCATGTGATGCTGGAACAACTACGTTGTTACCGCTGTTATCACTTGTGAATAAACTTGGGTAAAACATTCCGACATATTCGTCAAATGTTACTGCGCCATCGTCGTTATCTTCAACTGCTAGTTTAACGTTAGTTGCCCACTCATTTAATGAAGTAGCATCTGGTGTTAATCTATATGGTGTGTCACCAATAACAAAAGCACTTAGTCCTCTGTCATAGTTTAGTGTAACTAGTTCACCAATCAGTTCTGAATAGCCTGGACACGCAATCAAGTTAAACAATCTTGAGTTATCATCTCTAATGTCTTGGTTGCCGTTAACCATTGCTTGAAGTGCTTGTACTACAACTTTACGTTGAGCCTTACGTCCAAATGAACCTGCACCGTTTGCTTGGTTACCTGACTCAGTTACCCATCTGTGTGGATAGTAACCTGCCATTGATTCTGGTAGTCCAGCGTTTTCAAATCTTTCGTTTTCACCTGCAACGTCAATGTAATTTCTTACATATTTTCTAACGTTGAAACCTGAACGTCTTAGGTTCCATAGCAACATACCTTTTGGATATAGTGCTGGATCTGGAGCGTCTGGGTCTAGGTAATCACTTGTTAATAGATCTACAATAGTACCTTCTTTATCACTGTTTGCACCTGCTGTATTAATACGTGCATCTGCAAATAGGATACCGTCTTCAGTTGTTTGATCACCTGTATCAAGTTGTACCCATTTTAGTGTAGCACCGTTGTATTTGTAAATCTTAGGATAGTTTTCTAAGTCTGCTGTTGAAATCCAAATGTCGCCATTTTTAAGATCTGTTCCGTCTGACTGTTCAGTTGGTTCAGTAGCCGCTACAATTGGACCTTCTGGATCTGTTTTATCAGCACTTGCCGCCGCAAAGAACGGAGATGTTGCTGACTGATATCCAACCCAGTTATTACCATCATGAATCATAATGTCAACTTCGTCAACAATTGAACTATACCATAATGTACCGTCCGCTGTTAATGCTGTTGGTGCTGTGTCGGAGTTAGTAACAGTTAATACTGCCCAGTTACTTGCAACAAAGTCAGCCGCGTTATTGCTTGATGCTTCAAGTAATCTCGGAGTTGGCGAAGAGCCTGTTGCTGTAAAGCCTGCTAGTGCTAACAATCCGTTTGTGTCAGTAAAGTGAATATCACCACCGTCGTTGTGTTCAATAACAATTCTGTTTGATGAGTCAACACTTGCAACAACGTTTGCTAAGCCTGCTGTGTTAATAGCACCTGCTACTAAATCAGCATCGCCAACTGCGCCTGTTGTAGTTACGCTTACAGTAGTTGCAGAACTTAGTGCATTTGAGTTAGGTGCTGTTTCAGCAATATCAAATCCGTATGTTCCTGCTGTAAGTTGTGTTGAAATAATGTCACCTTTTACAGTTGTGTTACCAGTTGATGATCTTCTGTAAATTTTAAAGTTAGCAATTGGATCGCTGTCTTCATCGTTATTAAATTTAATAAACACATCGCCTGTTGGAATGTTTAGACCGCCTTTTGATTTATCTAAACCATAAAGTGCCGCTGTACCATCTGCATATAATGGAGCAGACTTGCTGTCCCATAATTGTGTAGTGTCATTCCATACTTTAACCTGCCAGTTAGCACCTGCGTTTGGAACAGTTGTCTTGACCCAAATAGAACCTGTTGGTCTTGGTGCTGTGTCAGTTGCTTTGTATTCTGGTACTTGTGTGTGTGGAGCAATTGATAGTTTAGGTGCTTTGTAAGTACCTGCACTCATGCCCACTTCTGTAAGTAGGGTTGAACTGTTTGTTGCTAGTACAATGTCAACGCCAGTTGTGTAAATCTCTAAGTATCCATCAACAACTGCCGCTGATACACCTGCAATTCCTGCTGTTCCGATTGCTGTTACAACATCACTAAGTGCAGTACCACCTGCTGTTACAGGAGTACCGTTAATGCTCATTGAAACACCGTTAGTGATAGTTGGATTTGCTTGTGTACCTGTTACGGCCGCCCAAGAACTAATCCATGCTGTAGAACCAACCTCTACCCAAGCACCTGACTTATTTTTGTAAAATAGTTTGTTCAGTGTAGTAGTAGATACTAGTGCGTAGTCGCCAATTCCACCAACAGAAGCCTTTGGTGCTCCGCTATCTACTTTAGTTGTGTCTGTGATTACTGTAGGAATCTTGTTAGTAAACGACTGACCACCAGTAGTAGTCGCTGACTTACCGTTCCATTCAAAAATACCATACACTGAATTGGTTGTGTCAAACCAATATGTTCCGTTTGCCGGATTTGCCGCTGGCGCACTTGAAGTTGCTTTCAATTGATTAGTGTCCAAGTTTGCTCTTGTTACGTATGCTCTGTTAGCAACGCCTAAGTATGAATAAGCCGCTTGTAATCCGTACTCATTTAACTCACTACCGTGTAGTGGGTTGTTGTTTGAATCTGTATAAAATAGAGGATCGCCAAATAATTCTGTCAATTCTCTTTGTGATGTAATTAAATAAGGTTTTTCTGCATTAACAGCCTGTGTTGCTGTTGCAGTCCCTGTTCCTGATCCATTTGTTTTATCTTGTGCAGATACAACAAAAATCATTGGTACTGTACCTGGCTCAGCGGGAGTATAAAAACTCTCATCAATTACGCTGACCTGTACTCCTGGTGATACTAAAGCCATTTTGTTTTCTCCTGTTGGTAGTATG